CGGCACTCCGTGAACGACGATGTCACTCATGACGCGTACCTCCTGCCCTGGCGCTGGCGAATTCGGCGAACGGGTCCAACAGGCCTCATCATCGCTTGGGGAACCGATCGGCTTTGAAGGAAAAAGCTCGAGATCGCCGCCACTGCTTCTCTACTCTACTTCGGCCCAGTATCCGCTGGCGAGCAACGGATCCGACCGCGCTGCGCTGACGCGGACTCGACTCCGGGACCGGGTACGATGGCGCAGCGTGAACGCCCGTTTAGGGGCATCAAGAGCCGTTCCCGCCGCCAAGGCTGATGGACCGCTGTTAGTTCGGAAATGGGACCTTCGCCGGAAGGCGCGCCAACGGGCGAGACGCGTAGAGTCGAGATGTGGCGCGGTGGCTGTAGGTCGAACATGTCTGTAGCCGCCCCTTTCGTCTGGCGGTGCCTCACTTGTTCGGCTGTGGCTCCGTTTCCACATCCACCGGGTCACCGGAGACGGTCGCCCGCCCCCGGTTCCCACGAACCTGGCGTGCGGATTTCCCGCACAACGCTCTACGGCAGTTGCTTCACAGCACTGCAAGCGCCTGCAGCTCCCGATAGGGGAGGTGCAGTTTAGGTGTCAGCAACGGTGTCCGTTCTTTGATTCGGTTGAAGACGTCCCAGGTGAGCGGGTGGGCCTTGCACCCATTGGAAAGCACCGCCTTGTCACGGCGCACCCCCATTGCGGACGTTGACCGAAGTTATTACGAGGCGTCCGTCTCGCGTGCGCACGGTGTGTCGTTTCCGTCTTTCAATCCGGCGACACGGCGCGTGCGGCGCGCCCTCAAATGACCTGTGGGCAATTACATGACACTCTCTGAAATCGCCACCATGGCACCCTCAACCTTGACTTTGACCATATCGGAACTTTCCTTCACGTTGACGCTGCCGACAGCGTCCGCCGCATAGGATCGGCTCTGCACGTAGACCTTTATCAACGTCACAGCCTCCAGCGACCTATAGCTTCGGCGATACCATGTCTCCTTGACGCCTTGAGGCGGTCCACAGCACCATTTGATCGCGTCACCGCAACCAGGAGAATTCAACGATGGCGACTCCGCCGCGCGACGCAAGCCAACCGCCTCAATGGGCGACAGATCGATCGTCGTTCCGCGCCGCCTGTAGTAGGGGGCGCTTTGTGGTGCTGCCGGAGAAGGCCACCGCAGATGGAGTCTGATGAAATGAGCGAACCGCAACATCCGAGCCCGCAATGCTCCAACTGGGATGAACTGACCAGTCTGCGTTTCCCCGGCAATCAGCCATCCAAGGAGGCGCCCGCTCGTCTCTACGACGAACTCCAGTTTCAGCGCGCCTGCCAGGTGTATCTATGGGCACTGCCGGCCATGAACATGGTCGCTATGCGCGACGGGCAGGCGGCGGCGTTCGGCTCGGGCAACAACGTGCTCGCCATCTGGAAGGATCGCATCAGTGCCAAGACTATCATCAGCACGGCCAATCCGGACGTGATCTACGGGCTGGCCTTCGTCGACCTCAAGGACGGTCCGATCGTTTTCGAGGCCGCGCCGCAGATGCAGGGTCTGCTCAATGATTTCTGGCATCGCCCGCTCACCGATGTCGGCCTGGCCGGGCCGGACCAGGGCAAGGGCGGCAAATATCTGCTCCTGCCGCCGGGCTGCGCCGACGACACGCCACCCGGCTACTACGTGATGAAGTCTCCGATGGCGTGTTTGTCTTCCTGCGCGCGTTCCTGGTGGACGGCAAGACCGATCCGGGCATGAAGCTGATGGAGGAGACGCGTATCTACCCGCTCGCGCAGAAGGACAATCCGCCCGCCATGAAATTCCCCAACGCCTCGGCGACGCCGGCGGACTACGACTTCAAACGCGACCTCCGGAGCGCGCGCGCTGATGCTGTCACATGGCGTGGCCCGGCTCTATGCTGACCACCTCCTGAGCGGTGGCGCCATGGCAACACGAAGATCATCAGACGAGTATCCCAGGCGTCCTTAACCAACCCGGACGCTGCCGTGGCGAGGGCCCAGTCGCTGTCGATGCCGAGATAGAGCCGCGCAAACACGAACGCACAGTTCATCATGTGTCCGAGCAAATACGCCGCCAGGAAAATGCCGCTAGCGATCTGGAAGGTCCCGCGCAGCCTGATGAGGTCGGTTGCATGCGGAGGAACCGATGGTTCGAAGACTCCCTGCTGGAGAGAGCTGGATTCGAACCGTCGGTTCCTAATCACGGGGCATGGGCCCTGTCACGGAGACTATGCAGATTCCTGCTGATGATGACCGGTCCCCATGCGGGAGTGATCAACCTGAGTGCGCTGGCCATCTGTGCTATGGCCTCGCCGTGCTATGTCGCTATGGAGGTCGGGATCCTCACTCGGTAGGCGAGTGTTGATCCAAACCTGAAGTCTCGCTCCCGCGCCGCCTCCCAGCGGTATGCTGAGGTTATCGACATCAGGCATACGCACATCGGCGCGGGAGCCATGGTTCAGCCTTTCTGCTTCTGCGCCTCGGACCACTCCACCGAGCCGGGCTGGGGCACGGATTGAACTGGCTGTGGCTTGCTGCGCTCGGCGTCGGCTTCTGCTTGCCGGCGGAGGAGTTCGTAGAAGGCCCAGCCTTGCATTTGCGGATTGAGCATTTCCAGGGCTCCGCTGCAGGCGTCGACCTCATCGTCATGCGCGAGATCGGGGAAGCCTTCGAGAATGCGGAACAGCTCCTCGTTCCATGACCCCCGCCGGAACTTCACATTGCCGGCGCGACACTGCGAGCTGAATGGTCCGAACCGCGTCAGCTTGTCGCCGCTCTCGGTTGCCGGCCGCACCGTGAAGCCGCTCAGCGCCCGCACCAGATGCTGCGCCTGGCTCTTGCCGGCCTGCCCCGGGTCCTGCCCGAACCCGATCGTGACCCGCTTGCCGTCCTGCGTGGCGGTATTGAGCAACAACTGTTCGACGTCGCCCGGGTTGGCGCGCGCCCGCACCATATCCAATACCCAATAGTTGCCGCTCCGATCGCGGCCGAGCTTGACGCCAACCGTCCAATCCGGGTCGTTGAACTCAGTCTTTTCGGTGGCGGCGAGATCCCAATAACGAACGATGTCGAGATCCGCCGGAGCCTCGTCGACAACGGCACACCACTCCCGTCTGAAATACAGCCCGGCGGCAGGCCGGATCTTCCAATTGCCGGCGAGCAGACGCTCGCGCTCGAGTGTCGGCAATGACAGCAACCAGGCGACATATTGGGGGTTGACCCGCAGCAGCGCCGGATTGTCGGATACCGTCGCTGGGATGAAGGTGACGCTCATCGGCAGCGGCGGGTCGATGCCCGGCGGCAGCTCCTGGCCTCGGAGCAGGTCTTCCATCAGGTCTTCTGGTCGATCGGCCCACACGATTTTTTCGGCAATGCGGACAAAATAGCGCAGCACCCCGGCCCTCTCGGGGATCGGATGCCCGCTTTCCGGGTCGATCCACCACGAAAGGAAGTCGGCGACCCAGGAATCGGCGTCCGGGTTGCAGGTCGCGCGGATGTAAGGCCGCACACCGCAGGTCGAGCGGTTGCGGCTCACCATATAAAAGAATTGATGGGCCGAGAAATGCGTCAGTTCATCAAAGCAGATCAACGTAATCTGCGCACCCTGCCAGTCATAAACTGTGGTTTCGAATTGCAGATGGGAAAACTTGATCTTGCCGCCGCGCGGCCAACGCCACTCGCGCAGCCGCACATGCGGGGTGCCGCCAAGCCTCGGGTAAACACTCAAGCTCTCGTCCCAGAGCGCTCCGGGGTTGGTAATCTGCGGCATCGTGCGCCGGAAGAAGACGGCGGTGAAATTGGCGATCCGACCGACATGGCGCAGCGGCTCCAAGATCAGGCCGGCGGTCTTCCCGCCACCCGCTGCGCCGCCGTAGATGCAGATGTCGGCGCCGCTGCGCAGAAACGTGGTCTGCGGTCCAGGTTGTGCGGCGATTTTTGCCGCGAATGGAAATGCCATGTTCACGCCTCGAATAGCGAGGTTGTCTGTTCCGCGGCGCTCTGCGAAGCCGGTGCCAGCGCTGTCCGGGAGAGTTCTACGGTCGGCACGAAGACTAAATCGAGATGCACGTTCTCAGCCTCGGCGTTGCCGCTCGAGATCCTGCGGCGCCGGCACCAGGTCGGGATCTCGGCCGTTGTCGGGCAGCACCAGGACCAGCGGTGAATTCGCGTCAGCGTCGCCGCCCGCGGCCCGGTCGTCGGGTGCGGCGCGTTCCCGCCATTGCGCCCGTGTCTTCAGCCAGAAGATCTGTGCGACGACATTGCCGCTCTTTGCGGCGGCGAACAACGAGCCGGAGACGAGGGCATTGGCCTCGGCGACCCCGCCGTCGAGGTCATCACGACATCGCTTACGCAGCGTTTTCGGCGAGCATCTGACAATCCTGGCGATATCGTCCTGGCGCACGCCAAGCCCGGCCAGATGGCGCACCTTTTCGCGTACCGCAGCATTGACGACAAACGGGTTTCTAGCCATCGAACGCGCCTGAACGATCTGGATCCTCGCAGCGCTCGTCGAATGACTGTCCCGAGGCTTGGTGGATCGCGTTCCGCCCGGTGAAGGCTTGCCAGCGTCGCACGATGACATCGACATAAGCCGGGCTGATCTCGAGACCGCAACAGATGCGGCCGGTCATTTCGGCCGCGATCAGGCTCGTGCCCGAACCGAGAAACGGATCATAGACCAGCTCGCCCGGCCGGCTATTGTTGACAATCGGGCGGCGCATGCACTCGACCGGCTTTTGCGTGGCGTGCCCCCAGCTCTGCTCGCGCTGTCGATTGCCAAACGGATTGTTGTTGGC